CCGCTCGTCATGTGGCCGGGCGGCGCGAACACGCTGAACCAGAGCGACCCCGAGATCATCGTCAACCCCGGCGCCATACCGATCACCGACAGCATCTTCCGGCGCGACCGCGGGGCGCCGGCGCGCAACCTGCTGATGGTGCCCGGCAGCACGCCGAAGCACATGACGTACCCGCTCGTGATCCTGCGCAAGGTCACGGACCCGGCCAGCGACACGACCGACAGCACGCGCGGCCAGGTCCGCGGCATCCGCTGGGTCTACAACGCGGACAGTACCGGCGCGGCGATCAACGACTTCTCGGAGGACTACGTCGTGGTCGGGAGCGCGCGGTACCGCGTGTTCCACAACTGGGACCTGACCGAGCGCTATCAGTACGTGTGCATCAAGGAGGACGTCTAGACTCGTGGCTCTCTTCGACAATCAGACGTGCTCGTCGATGGCCGACTTCGTCTCGAAGGTCAACACCTTCCTGACGACGTCGGGCGGCGGCAACCCTGGCTGGAACGCTGATCGGCACGTCGCCGGCTCCGGGCAGTGGGCCGTGAGCAAGGACGACGGCGGCGGCAACTCGGTAGAGGTGGCCTTCCAGTGGGACACGAGCAGCCCGAACGCGCTCGGCGTCTACCAGTACCGCAGCGGCAGCGGCGCCGGCAACTACAATACCGGTGCGGCCCCTTACGCGCAGGCCAACGACAGCGGCAACGGGGCGCAGAGCACGAGCGACGCTTCTCTCGTCGCCGATCGGCACGTGCCGATCACCAACACGCCGATCCAGTACTGGGCGTTCGCCGGCGACACGTACGCGCACGTCGTCGTGCAGACGACCGCGCTGCTGTACGTGCACTTCGGCTTCGGAGTGCTCGACAAGTTCAACGACTGGGACGGGGGCGAGTACTGCTACGGCTGGAAGTACGGGCTCACGACCGGCGTGGCCATGGGCTCTGGCAGCTCGATGCTGCTCGACGGGCTAGTGAACGGCTCTGGCCTCGAGCTGTTCGCCGCGACGATTCATTGCGCGAACCTCGCCAATCAGCCGACGAACGGTCTGTACGCCGTTCACATGGGCAATCAGGGCAGCGGCTCTCTCGGCAACGACCGACAGGGCACGCCGCGCGGCCGCGCTCACTTCTCGATGGGGTACCGAGCCGGCTCCCACGCAGTCGGCTTCGGTCAATTCCCCGGGACGATCATTGCGGGCCACATACCGACTTACCCGATCGTCACGTATCACTGGAACCGCACCAGTGACGGAATCGCGCCTGTGGGCGCAATGAAGGACGTGCGCGGCATCATGCTGCGCAACTTCCTCCCCGGCGACACGGTGACGATCGGCTCCGACACCTGGTACGTGTTCCCGAGCGGCTCCCGCTGGACGTCAGGCTCGTTCAACGGCACGACGGGGTACCAAGGCATCATGTACAAGCGGAACTGACGCCGTGGCGAACACGGCGCGAGACGGGCTGGCGAGCGCTTACCTCTTCGACGAGGAGGTTCCCTTCCTGCTCGGCATCCCGCGCGGCCGCTGCCCCTTCGGGCAGTGGACGAACGGCCGACCGAACCCCGAGGTCACGTCGAGCGGCGAGCTGCTCGCCGGCGCGCGGGTCGCGCACACGCCCGGCGTGGGCACGGCGAACAACGTCGCGCGCGTGGGGACAGCGTCGAGCTACCTGACCAGCCCCGACGCCGACTGGTTCGACCGCGTGCACCTGAAGCCGCGCGCCGGCATCGCGTTCGGCAACATCGTCGCGCAGACCGAGCAGAGCTACGAGCTGTACAGCGCGTGGCGCGAGTCGACGGCAACGCTCGTGTCGATCGCGAACAACGCGACGCCGGGCATCGAGCTGCCCGGGCTGACGTCGCCGCGCGCGTTCCCGCGCGAGACCTCGGCGGTGGACGCGTCGAGCACGAGCAACAACGGCGGCACGGGTCTCGGGACCGTCGTGCAGCTGAAGGTCCGCGCGCTGGTCGACGGGTTGCCGCAGTTCGACACGACGATCGACTTCACCTTCGACACCGGGCAGGAGATCAGCCTGCCGGTCAGCGGGCAGCGCATCGTCCTCGTTCCGCTCGAGTACGAGGTCGACCTCGTCGAGGTGCTCTCGTTCCGGACCGACGTGCACGACGCCCTGAGCGGCAAGAACAAGCGCCTCGCGCTGCGCGACAACCCGCGGCAGCTCTTCGAGGCGGATTACGTGCTCGAGGGCGACGACCGGCAGCGCATGGAGATGCTCCTGCTGGACTGGCTCGACAACGTCTTCGCGGTGCCCATGTGGCACGAAGCGCTGCGGCTCACCGCCGCGACCAGCGTCGGAGCGACGCAGTACCTGGTCACCGGCGCGGACGAGGTCGACATCCGGGTCGGCGGGCTCGCGCTGGTCATCACCGACGCGGCGACGTTCGACGTGCTCAACGTGACCGCGGTCACTCCGACGCAGGTCACCGCGTCGAGCGCGGCCGCGTTCGGCTACCCGGTCGGGACGATGCTGCTGCCGCTGCGCACGGCGATCGTGGCCAAGGTCGTCGAGGGGTCGCGGCCGCCGAAGAACGCCCAGCTGTGGCGGATCACGTACGAGGTCACCGACAACGAGACCGGCGCGCTGACGGGCACGACGACCCCTGGCTTCTGGTCCACGTACAACGGCCGCGTGCTGCTCAGCGACCCGAACTTCGTCAGCGGCAGCATGAGCGAGGAGGTCCGCCGGCGCGTGCACCGGATCGACAACCTCACGGGGCGGGTCACGCAGGCGTCGAACTGGGACCGGAGCAAGCGCGGCTCGCACAAGGGCTTCGTGCTCAACGGCCGCGCCGCGATCATGCAGGCGCGCCGACTCCTGCTCGCGCTGGCGGGGCGGCAGAAGGCGTTCTACGTCCCGACCTTCGCCGAGGACTTGACGGTTCGGGCGACGCTCTCGTCGGGCACGAACACCATGGACATCAACCGCATCGGCTACGTGCGGCATGCCCAGGACCGCGAGCCGAAGAAGCGCTTCCGCATCACCTTCACCGACGACACCACGCTAGAGCGCACGATCTCCAGCAGCATCGAGGTCGACGCGCTCACCGAGCGCCTGACGCTCAACACGACGTGGCCGGCGACGCGGCTCGCCTCTGAGGTCAGCCGCGTCGAGTTCTACGAGCTGGTGCTCTTCGACGCCGACGAGTTCCGCATCCGCTACCCGCGCTCGGGTCTGGCGCGGCTCGAGGTGCCCCTGGTGACCGCCTTCGACGACAACTAGCCATGGCCGACTACACCACCCTCGAGAAGAGCGTCCAGGACTCGCGGCCGCTGGAGGTGTACGACTTCTCGCTCGGGGCAGAGTCGTTTCGCTACACGAGCCGCGGCTCGCCGATCGTGCTGGGCGCCGCCACGTACGAGGTAGAGACGATCAGCCGGAGCGCGATCGAGCAGGGGCGCGACACGAAGAGCAGCACGGTCACGATCAAGGTCCCGTCGTCGAACGTCTTCGCGCGCAAGTACGTGGCGATCGTGCCCGGCCGCAAGGCGACGCTGTCGATCATCCGCCTGCAGCGCGACGAGGCGCCGACCTTCGCGACGCAGGTGCTCGGCTTCAAGGGGCGCGTGCAGGCGGTGAACTTCGCCGACGACGGCCGCGTGGCCGAGATCGCCGTGCGCTCGCTGGAGGACGCGGGCAACCGCAACATCCCGCGGTTCAAGTTCACCGGCGTCTGTAACCACCTGCTGTACGACAACGGCTGCAAGGTGTCCCCGACGGGCTTCTCGCACGTCGGTGCGTGCACGTCGGGTGGGGCGACGACCGAGATCGAGGTCGCTGGCGTCGACAGCCAGCCTGACGGCTACTGGACCGGCGGCTACGTGACGCCGACCACGGGCGACGCCGACTTCCGCATGGTGCTGGCGCACGCGGGCACGACGCTGACCCTCATGCTGCCGTTCTCCTTCGACGTGACCGGGATCAACGTCCAGGTCTTCGCTGGCTGCGACCACCTGTACACCGGAGACTGCGCCACCAAGTTCGACAACGTCATCGAGTTCGGCGGCTTCCCCTTCGTGCCGAACAAGAACATCTACGCCACCGGCCTCGACTGATGCAGCGCAACGAAGCAGAGCCGCGCTTCCTGGACCCGTTCGCGCCGCTCTACCTGATGCGCGCGCGGTGGAAGTGGGCGCTGCTCGTCGTCGCGACGGCGATGGAGTGGGCGCGCTTCTGCTCCCCGGCGCCGGACGGGCAGCAGCTCGCCTTCTGGGACCTGATCTTCCTCCTCGCGATCACCGTCGTCGCGAACGAGTACATCCGGCCGAAGCCGCGCATCGAGAACGCGCGGCCGAAGGGGCTGGGCGACTTCTCGGTGCCCACGGCGACCGAGGGGCGCGACGTACCGCTCGTGTGGGGGCGCGTCAAGCTCTCCGGCCCCAACGTCGTCTGGTACGGCGACCTGTCGCAGGACCCGATCGTCGAGCGGATCAAGACCGGGCTCTGGAGCAAGAAGCGCGTCACGACCGGGTTCCAGTACCGGCTCGGTCAGCAGCTCGGCCTCTGCCGCGGGCCGCTCGACGCGGTGAAGCGCGTCTGGCTCGGCGAGGTCGAGGTGTTCAGCGGCACGGCGACGACGAGCAT